CCAGTTTTGGGGTTGGCTGGATCCCGTTCCCGATACAATCACACAGATACATCCTATGGCCTCGTCTGTTGCCCATGACGCCTGGCCTTTGATGGTCACTCCGGTTGTGGTTGCCCCGGTCTTTGCCAGTCCATGATCACCGTTCAAATAGAGTTTGCTGGATGTGCCATTGTTGTTCTGCATCGCATAGTAGAGCGCCCCCTTATACTCGAATAGATGCGCTCTGTTCTTTGCTGATCCACCATTGGTCATGACGTAACTTGGGGTTTGTGGTAGTCCACCTGTGTCTGTATAGGTTGATCCGTCTGTGCTTACGGATAGTTCGCATTCCGATCCCGATTCTTGATGCGCAATGGTAATTCCGGCGCTGCTGGTCACGCCTGTGTTTTTGAATGTCAGGTAAAAATCTTGAGCGGATGTCAGTGCCACTCCCGCTGCAAAAGTGAATTTGTAGGATGTCGCGTCGGATGAGATAGACGGGATAAATATGCTGTTATCAGACCATACTTCGCTTCCGCCATCTGGCTTTATTCCCAGGCTCATAATCCCGGCGGTTGCGCTTCCAGATGTTTTTCTTAGTGTAACAGTGACATCCTTTACGGTGATGGTCACAGTGGCATTATTATTGGTGCGATAGTAAACGGTGCTTCCGGTTACTGCGCCGGAAAAGTAGCAGGCTTTTGTATTGTAATGTATTCCGATGTTGTTACTCATTGATACAAGAGCGCCAAAACTGACAATGGTAGATTTCGGCCCCAAGATCACCTCCCCCGGTCGCATGGTGTTGATCTGGTAGCCATCAAGATACATGCTGGTATCCTTGTCAAAATCGTTTGCCCCCCGGCCTCCGCTCCAATCGTTCTGTTCAATGTACTTCCAGAACCCGGAGAAGTCCGCATGTTTCTGCTGCCCGGTCGAAATCTGCAAGGCGCTCTGCTGGTATTCTTGCCGCCTGAATGCGCGCGGTTCGGCTTTGCCCTGGCTGTTGCATAGGATCAATCCCACTGACGTTGCTCCCTGGGTCAGTACAACGTGGTGGCTGCTTCTCTTATTGGTTGGGCTGGCGGATGCGGTCATAGATACTCTCCAGGATGGTTAAGATAATCGCAATGACAATGATATGCGGCTTCTTTGATAGCCAGCAATCACTCATAATATCCCCCCATGTGCGGGGTCTTCTGTAAGCCATAGATCGGATAGCGCGCATCCATCAGGGCTTCTTGCGCCAGGGCTTCATTCATCAGTTTGATCAGGTCGGGGCGGTCTTCCCGATATCGTTGTACCCGCCATCTCAGCGCATGTACCGCCGCTTTCCAGCTTAGCCGGTCAGGGTAGATGTAATTCGAGATCGCGTCTGTGTCCGCTGTAAGCGTGGTGGGCAATGCCACATGGGTCAGCCTGATTTTGTAATCGGCTTCATCCGGGGCGCGCTCTGTGTCAAATGCAATCGTGGTTCCAATTTGCCGCCAGCCAAAATGCGGGACGTATTGGTATGGTGCGGTGGTCATCATTGCCACTTCCACTTTCCGTACATCGATCACGCCCGCCGGTAGGGTGTAGGCTTCCTGGTCTGCCACTGTCACCAAAGTAGCATCTTGCGCCGGTATTCCTCCAATGGCCCTTAACGCTTTATTGATCGCCTGAATCAAAACATACCGGGGGAAGTCTGCATTACAGGATGCGTATAGATTACCCGCCGCGTTGACCAGGGTCATGGTGGCAAAGGTGTATGTCCCGGTCGATTTCGCCCAATCGGTGATGACTGCGCTCTTTCCGGCGTTGTTCCCGCTCAAAGGCCAGATGGTTCCGCCGTTGAAGTAGTCATCCTCTTCAGTGACCCCGGTATCAAGCAGGGTGGTTGCCGATCCCCCGGTGGCTGTCCCTTCCACCACGCTGGTGATCAGCCGGGCCAGGTCAAGTGTCGCTGATGCTAAGGTTGTCATAGCAATATTTCTCCCAGTCTTTTCTTGTCACAGTTCCCAAACGAATGTGCGGGATCTCCACGCCGGTATGCACGTACCTTGCAATCCCCGCTTTCTCACATTGCAGGGAGAAGTACCAATCCTCCCCGCCGCGTACCACATCATACATTTTCTTCCAGTAGGGTGGTTGCAGTTTGTCGAATACCCAGCGCCGAATCGCTATCGCCCCGGTTCCCACCATGTCCGCCGGGATGATTTTATTCTCCGGTATCTTGCTCGTTGAGTACCAGAATTCCGGGTCTTCGCTGTCTTTCATGTAAAACGCCGGGCGGCTGTCTTCTCCCCGGCAGAATGCAAGCGCGGCCACTACCCCATAATCCGGGTGCGGGTCAAGCGCCAGTCTTTCCACCACGTTGGCGGGGTATTTGTGGTCTGCATCCAACATCACCAATGTGTCATACGGGTCGCTGGTGCTTTCCATAAACGCTTCCGTAAATTGTTCCCGCGCCCATTCGGTTGCGGTGTGCGGCACGCTGATCCGGGTCCAGTTCTGCGATCCGCATCGGGAGGCTACTCCCAATAAGCTGTCTACCGCTTCGTCGTACATGCCTCGTTCGAGGAGGACACCCCAATAGATCATTTTTGTTTTCCTATCTCCGTAAGCCACCGGCCTACCGTGTTCGTCTTCAGCCCGCGCCTGTACAGGTAATCGTCCCGCCGCCCAATGCAGGTGGAACCTGGATCACGTTCTTACCCGTGTACGCATCCAGCCGATAGTAAATGATCATGTCCGGGCTGGTGGTGTTGAGAACGCCGAACAGATCCCCGTTTGCCGCCATCAATGCAAAGCGGGCAATGAATGACCGGCTTACTGTGATGTCAATGCTGAAATCAGCCAGGCCTCCCGGCGGTGTGAACGGGATCGGGATGTCAGGCAATACCCCCGCGCTGGTCAACACGTACCCATCCCAGGGGCAGCTGCCCTCATTGCGAATGATGAAATGCAAGCGTTTTATTCTGCCAATTTCCAACGCCCCCGCTTGTAGGTCACTCACTGGTTGGCTTACCACCCAGGCAATATTGGTACAGGGTGGTGAGGGTATTTCTGTGGGTGTGGCTGTGGATGTGGGTAATAAAGCGTTTTCGATGGGATACTGCAACGCTTCGGGGGCGGGGGTAGCCGTGACAATCTTCTCAATCACTTGCGTTATAACGCGTTCGACTTCTACCGGCGCTTCCACCACCCGCTCTTGATACTGGACTTCCGGCGATGATGTTGGCCATGTGTACCAGACAACTCCGACCGTAGCTGCGCCAATCAAGAGCAGGCATCCGGCCATTGCCATTGATAAGAAAACAGTGATGATGGTGTTTTTCATATCTTCACCGCCAACTTTTTCAAATCACTTTTGCTGATAAATCCCCAACTATGCCCCACTTCAATCCGCACATCTTCCCCAAATACGGTAACACTGATCTGTTTCTCAGAAACTTTTCGCTGTGACTGAAAACTTTCTCTCATGCTGATGTCTTTCGTCCGGTATTCCAGGCTGTCCGGGCGGGCTTGATACACCCCCATCACCAGGGGCAGGTGGTAGAAGTTCTTTTCCCGCGCACATCTCAACCAGAAGTCATAGTCCATTGCCGATGTCAGGCTTTCATCGAACCACCCCACCCGCTGATGCAGGGATGCCCGGTATAGTGGTTGTGGGCCAATGAAACAATTCCGCCCCAATGCTTCCCGGCTGTAGTCCGGCCAGATATATACCCCCGGTTGGCCTTCGTGTCTTCCCCCCACCACCTCCGGGTTATTGGCTACAAAAGTATCATATGGGATGTTTGGCTCCCAACTGACGAACACATCCGCATAGACCAAATCAATGTCTGGTCTGCCATCCATGAAGTCCGCCATGATCCCCAATGTGTTCTTCTTCAGCCGGTCGTCTGTGCAGGCGGGGATGATGTACTTCCCCCGTGCTTTCTTTGCGCCCAGGTTCCAGGCGGTTGCCAGGTTGGGGACATCCGGGGTGGTGATGAGCTGCTCCACCTTCCATGCCTTTGCCACTTCCTCTTCCATCCCCCCTTTTTGGCAAACGACCACGATCTCAATCGGTTCGCTCTGGTTGCGCAAATCGCGCAAACATTCCTCAATATAGGGTTCTGCATAATAGGCGGATACCACCGCGCTCACCCGGTATCGTGGCCCCAGAACATGCGCCATGGGCAGCACGGGGAATATTTCTAATTCCGTTTTCTCCGAGCAATTGATAATATGCCGTCCATGCTTCTGATAATAATTGCTGGCTAAGCTGTAAGCCAGTTCGCTCATTCTCAAATCGGGGGTGTGCCACTCGTACCCCGTGAAGTAGTCCGGGTGGAAATGTACCCGGTCTTCGCCTTCGAATACTTCCCGTTCGTTCGGGCTTCCGGTGTCCCCGTAGTCGTGGTCTACCCCCAGCAGGATCACCTGTTCAAATCCCATGTAGAATGCCAGTTGCAGGGCGACATAGGTGACGGTATACCCCTCCCAAATGGCTTTTTCGGGGGAGTAAAAGCCGGGGTTCGCTTCTCCGGTATCCAGGGTGATGACTTTCCCCCTTTGGTTTTGGACCACCCCCCTGCCACTTAGAAACTTATCGCAGTCAAGGTTCCCGATCTCGTCCCCGAATTGGTTGAGTACCAGGCTGTTGACACATACGTAATAATCCGGGGTATATCCTGAAAGATATATCCTGTTTGTTCCGAACACAAGTTCGCCATTCAACTGGCTGAAGTCAAAACCCTTCAGGGATGGGCCATTTCCGAGGATAAAGCATCTGCCCCGGTGAATGTTTTTGTAGTCGGTGATGTATTGCATTGTCCTCTTTCTTATCAAAATAGCCCGCCCACTAGATAGCAGGCGGGCCTGGGTAATAAGTGATCTACCCCGTCTTAGAACTTGGTATATTCGCCGCCAAGTTCAGGGTAAACCGAGTAGGTGAAGTTGGGCGATGTGCCAGCCAGGGTGGAGTAGTACCGGCGATAGCGGGCGTCAGATTTGCCCGTCACGCGGTGGATCCCCGCGGCAGTGGTCAGGGTCGGGAAGCTAACAAAGTCCCGCCAGGTCGAGTTGTTGTCGCTCTCCTGGATTTTGACGGCTAACGTTCCAGTTGCGCCGGTGAGGGTGGTGCAGTTCAACACATACGTGATCGGGTTGACATCCGCTCCGCCGAAATCAACGCCGGTTGCGCTGGTGACGCTGGAGGTTTGCGCTCCAGAGGTTTTAAGCACGAGATTTGCATCTAACATTTCATCCTCCTTACGCGGCCACGATGCCATGAATGCGGCCAACCGAGAACGGCGAGACCATGTAGATGCCGGGCGTCCAGTCAATCGTCACCCGGTAGGCGTTCCCAGCTTGCAGCAGGCCGATGTCCTGAACATCAATCGGGTAGACCTGGAAACCGTTAACGTATTCTCCGCCGTATTTTACGGAGTAAATCGAGCTACATGCTCCGCCGGTAAGAGCAGTTCCATCAGCCAATTCAGCCACACCCAACACCTGGGCGGTCAAATCCAGCGGGTCAGTTACCCCCGCTTCCATGATCTTCGGGCCGCCTTCGCCAAACGTGGCAAACGTGCGACCATAGCTGTCGGTCGTGGTTCCCAACATGCCGGATTGGCGCATGGCCGATTCAAAGCGCAGTTTCAGGGTGCGCCCCATATAGAGAATATCCGGCCCGCCATCGCCGTGACCGGTGACATCCATCAGTTGATGGACGTAATCGACCAGTTTGATTTTGTCAGCCGCCAGGGTTGCGCTGTCCGGGGAGATGTCAATACTCCCGGCTGCAATAGACTGCGCCGAGGGCAGGTAGTTGACCAGTCGATACCACAACCCGGTTAAAGAGTCGTAATCGCTGGTCGGTGTGCCGTTGAAGAAGACGTTGTTGAAATACGCGCCCATGGCCTTGGTGAACATCGAGACTTGCAGCGCCTTCTGATCCACCTGCGTTTTGGCTTTCATCAGGGTCTTGTCGATGTCGATGTATCCACCGAAGTTGATGATCCGGTCTTTCACCGGTTCAATCTGGCCTTTGCTCTCGGTGAACGTGCCGCCAATTTTGCGGCTGTACACGGTCGGCAGGCTCTTGGTGCGCAAGAGTTCAATGTCAAGCGTGCCTTCGTCACTGAATGAAAGGCTGTCCAGGATGGGCGATGCCATCCGCAGAATGTCAATCACGCCCGCCTTCAGCGGAGATTCCGCCAGTCGTGCGTAATCGGCTAAAGTATATGCCATGTTGTTACCCTCCGTTGGTTAAGGGTCAGAGACCTTTCGATCTGAAATGTTCAGATATCAGGTCCAACCCGCTTTTGCCTGAGTATGGTGATGTCGGCCCGCCCGCCCCAGATAATCCGGGGGTGCTGGTCGCATCTTTCACGGGGGATTTTTCACGCGCTTTCTTGACTTCAATGGCAGCCGGCAATGATTTGAGGAATTTGTAGGGGTCGCTCATGTCAATGAGTTTCGCTTCCGGGTCATTATCGTAGATGACCACCCCAGCCTCATCCATCATTTGCTGCGCCACTTTGGTAATCGGATCGACCAATGAGGGGTCTGTCAGTGTGGACGGTGGTTGGCCTTCCCCCGCCGCTGAGTTTTCCTCGGTAAGAACCTGGTCAGTAACTTGCTGCTCCAGCGCCGCTTTCTGATTTCCATCCAGCGTCACGCCTGCTTTGGTAAGCTGCTGTTCAAGTTTTGTTACCTCGCTCCGAATGCGTGTGTTTGTTTTTGTGATCAGACCTTGCGCCCGGCGGAATGCTTTTTCTTCTGCTTCTCCCACCAGTTTTAAGACTTCATCACGGGTGACTGTCGGTTGAGTTGCAGCCTCGCTCTGTCCCGTTGCCGGGGGAGTACCCGTTTGGCCTGCGGGCGGTGCAACAACTTTCAATTCTTGCCCTTCCATAATCCTCCTTCATCCGATTAATCAGATTAATGCTATTATACAACAATCGCTTGTAAATTACAAGTTATTGCTGATAAGAAAATAGTTCCAATACCTGCGCCAACCACGCGTCATAGGGCAGGCCGCTCTTTTCCTTTTTCCACAGGGAGTAGAGTTCTGCCCGCGCGCCTTCGCCCAGCGGTTTGCCGGTCAGGGTGTGGGCGAATAGTTCTGTGCTGACATATCCATCGAACAGGTTGCTATCCACCCGGTATCCGGCGGTGTAGTCATCTCCCAATACTGCCTTTGCTATCGTGTCGCTGCTCTTGACATGGGGGATAATTTCCGGTGATTGCGCCAGCCGTGCTTTCTGCCAGTCCCAGTATTGCCGTAATTCCGGGTGGTCCAACAGGTAGGCTTTGCGAGCTGCCCCGGTCAATGAATAATACTTGTCCTGGGTCAGTCCGATCTTGGGGAAGTATTGGGCTTTCTCACCTTTGTATGCGTACACCTGCGTCAAGATTTCTTCCGGGACGCCGGATAAGCGGCTCTCTTCTCCGATCATATACGGGATCAGGTCGGGGTTTTCTGCGATGAACATATCCCGCCATTCCTGGTATTCGGTCAGCATGGGGTTATTCTGTCTGAACTGATCTTGCATGGCCGGGGGCAGTTTGTAGTACATGCTCTGGATCAGGTCGATATTCGGGAATTGTGTCTTGCGAGTTTCCAGGTAGGTGCTGTATGCTCCGCTTTCGGCCTGGCCGGGCAGTTCCAAACTCCCTTGTGGCACGGCGGGGGCGGTGTCTGGCACTTTGCCGCCTAATAGCTGCGTCCATTCCGTGATCGTTGCCAAATCAATTGCATCGTAAGAGCGGGTTTCTTTATTCAGGAACGCTTCCTGGAACAGTTCTCCCAGTTGGTCGGTCGCTTCCCGTCGTTCCAGTTCGCTCAGGCCATTGTAGGCGTCCCAGATGGATCCAATCAGGTAGCGTTTCACCCGTTCTTCCGGGTCGTCCCAGTTGGTGAGCATCATCCGGGCTTCGTATTCCGGGTTGGCGTCAAAGAATTCTGCCACTGTCCCGTTTTCTATCGCCTGGCTGAATTCCTGTTGCAGTATCCGCTGTTCTTGTTCGCCTTCCGGGAACAAGTCAAGTGATAGGGTGGCAGTATACGACTTGACCGCCGCTTGCTTTCCCGTCCGGCTCATCGCTTCCTGCCACAATTCCCCCTGCTGGTCTACCATTGCCAGCATCACCTCTTCTATGTTCGCTTCCCCGTTTGCGACCATGTTCGATAATTCCCGTTCGATGTAGTAATTGAACAGGAACCCGCGCTCCGGCGCGCCGAGGGCTTTCTGTAACCACCCACCCGCATTCACTCCGCCGGGGGTAAAAAAGCTGGTGATGTTGGTGACGGCTTGCAGAGAAGGCGGGGCTTTGATCTTGCTTTCCCGCCCCATGATTTTCTGGTAGGCAACTTGCAGCGGCCAGCTAAACCCGCTCATGGTGTTCACCAGGTCAATCGGGTTGGCGATCTCCGCTTCCACTTCCATCTGCGCCTGGGTGATGGCTTTCTCCCATATCGGGCCGGCTTTGTTGTTCAGGGCTTCGCTCATCTGCGCCTGGGTGATCTGCCCGTCTTCCGCCATTTGTCGAATCAGGAATTGCGCCTTACTGATCCGGTTGGCTTCATCCTGTTGCAGTGGTCGCATGGTCTGATTCAACATCTGTTCAAAGCTAAACATCCGTTTGAGCGGGTCAACGTAGATGGTATTCCCCCACCCTTCCGGCAACCACGGGAATGGGATAGACATCTTGCCGCGCAATCGCGCCGGGAACCCGGGCATCTGTTTGCTCATCCGCTCCTGGGCGTCTCTTATCCGGCTGTATTGGGAGAGATAAGCGGGGTGATCAATCGCCCGCATCGCCCATTCCATCGCGCTCCGGGTAAACCAGAACTGATAGGGGAAGACGATCCCCGCTATGTTGTCCGCGCCATAGCGTTTGGTGTAGTCGAGCAGGGCAATGTCCCGGTTTACTTTTGCGTATCGTGTAGCTGTCAGTTTGGCGTCTGTCAGTTTGGCGTATTGTGTTTCGAGATATCTTCTTACCTCCTTCACCTGTTCTGGGGATAGGTTGGCGTCTTTCAAATTCACGGCATTGCCGGTGTCGCCCTTCATCCGTCCCTGCATGGTGTCAATCAAATGATAGATGGTTTCGTTCCATCCGCTTTCGAAGAGTTTCCCGATGTCCTGGGGGTATAGTCCGGTGACGGTTCCGGGGGGAGCGTCACCAACAGGGTTGGGGTTGGGGTTTGCCGTTTCGCTGACTTCCCCGCCCCATTCCTCCACTTTCGCTTGTATCGTTTCCCGTTCCAGTTCTTCAATCCGCCCGGCCATCTCCTCTAATGTTGGCTCTTCCAGAAGTGCGAATGGTGCGGGGGTGATTGGTTCTTCAATGGTCACTTCTTCAATGGGTGGGGGTTGGGTCGCTTCCACCTGTGGCGCTTCTACCTTTGGCGGGGTGGGCTGCGAATACTTCGCCGCCAGGTCTGGGTAGTCTGCCAGCACTTCAGCAGGAACGGGCTTGCCTTCGGAGAGGGCGCGCTCAACAAATGCTGCGTGAAGCTCGAATAAATCATCTGCGCTAATACCGTTCAGGTATTCTGAGCTGTAATTCCCCATAGGCGTTGCTTTGCCGCTATTTACATCAATAAACCACTTCTTCCCGTACTTTTGAAACGTATCAACTAGATAGGGGAATTCTTCTCTTGAATAGATTCTTGTTTCGCCATCAATTATTTCGACGGGAGTATATAACTTGTAGAACTTCTCAGAAGTTAAAGCATGCGGATCAATTGAGTTGAATAATTGTCTGTAGTATTGCGACATAGCCCAATCAAATACAGCTCGTTCGGTAAACTCGATGTCATCCCCAAAATATTTCTTTTGGAGATTTTTTATATTATTTGTGATTTCACCTTTCGACATTTCAAGTAACTGTTCTATGCTTAATAGATCGTTACTTTCAGCCAATCTATCGGCAAATGGTTTTACATAGTCATCATAAACAGGGCTAAAAGTTTTTGTTGATGACCCACTAGCCGCCGCCTGCTCCGGCATCTCAGCCGCCCGCTCTGCTTCCACCTGTGGCTGGGTGGCTTCAGTCTGCAAAAATGGAATTGAATCATCAACAACCACCTCTGGTTGGGGAGGTTGCTTCTTCGCTTGCATCTCATCCATGATGTCCAACAGACGAGCAAATCCCTCCTCCGATCCAGCCAGCTTAACCATTTCATCATAGGGCATGGGCGTGCCGTTCGCTTCGTACAAGTCCATCCACTGTACTAATGCATCCGCCGCCCCTTCCATATCGCCTAAAAACGTCAGGATTTTGGGGTCTGGGGGAGTTTGCCCGGCAAGTTCACTTTCAGCGCCATTTATCAAACGATCAAGTAACAGGTCTTTGACTTCTCGCACATTCTTATAGCGAACGTCATCCTTCCCCTTGTCCTCAATGATCCGCTCCAGGGCTGTGTAAACCGCTTTCTTGTTCAGCTTCTTATCGAAGTACAGGTCTCGATACCATTGCGCATTTGTTGATGGCTGCCCCGTGACAATGGGCTGGCTCTGGTAGTCCACCCAAGTGAATACCCGCTTGCCCGCTTCGCCTTGTTTGAGTTCTTCCAACATCATCTCGGCTTCTGCTTTTACTGCTTCCGAGATTTCCGGTGGCATTTCTCCGCGGGTCTGGTCGAATAGTTCCTCGCGTTTGATGGCGAATTCTGACTTTGGTGGCTCCACGGCTGGCGTCTCTACCACTCTTGCCGCTTCCATCTCCACCCGCGGTGCTTTCGCTTTTGCTCTTTCTTCAAACGCCTGCCGCACCTGATCCGGCGATAAGTCTGCAACCCGACTCGTGTCTGTACCAAGATACTTATTTACCGTAGCAAGTAAATGTCTATCAAATCCGGGGTCAGGTGATCCGTCTGCCTTCGCGCTTGCCAATCCATACTCACTGGCAATCTGCCGTATCTGGTTGACTGTACCCATCTCATCCGGGGTCAGGCCGTGTTTCTTCACCACCACATCAGCCCGGGCCTGCTCCAACCACTCCGCCCTCGCAGTGCTTACAATCTCTTCCGCGCTCTTGATGGGGGCGGGGGCTTCTTTCGGGGTGGCTGCGCTTGCCAGTTTATAAACCTCATGCGCGCCGGTGATGTTCTGATGCATCCGTTCCACAATGGCGGGCTTGTATTCCTCGGTCAGAAACTTGTCCCACGCTGCCCGCTTTTCTTCGGGCTTCTTGATCTGGTCAACTTCTTCCCGGTGCGCCAACATTCTCTGGGTCATGTCCTCCCGGATATTTGCCACGCCTTCCCGCCAGGTCTGGGCAATCTTGCTTACCTCCGGCCCATACCACGCTTCCAGCGTCTTCACCAGTTCTGCATCCAGCTTGCGTTGCAATTCCAGTTCAACCCTGGTGGCGTCCTGGAATGCCGCCCGCACTTTCGCCCGCACTTCATCCCGCACAATTGCCCATTCGGGGGTGTCCTTAGATTTCTTGGCGTCTTTCCACAAGTCCCATTTCAGCTTATGGAATTCAGACCAGTTCTTTTCCTGGTCGATCAGGTTGAGTTCCAGGGTCTTGGCGTATTGTCCATCAATCCCCAGTTGTTCGGTGATCCCCACGTAATTTGCCCGGCGTCTCTTCCAGCTTCGTTTGTGCGCCGCATCGGATAGGCTGCGCTGGTTCTTCAACATCCGCCCAAACTCTTCCGGGGTCATCATGTCTTGCAGTTCGTACACCCGCTCCCAACCATCATACCCGCCAATGTGGGTGGTGGCCTCGTCCAGGGCGGCTTCATCGTACAGGTCAACGATCCCCAGCGGGCCTTCGGTCTTGGCGATGTTCGCCGCTTTCTCGGCTTCGGCTTTTATTCTCAGGTCTGTCCATTCGTCCATCTTTTCCGAGATGTGATTCGCCAGTCCTGCAAATGCTTTGTCGATGTCTGCATCGGTGGCATTTTCCGGGATGTTGTCTTTCAGGTAGTCATACGCCCCGGTTTTCTGCATGGCATCCCGCGCCATCGCATCATCCACGCCCAGGGTTTCGGACGCTTCTCCGAGGATTTCATCAACCGTCTTTTTTCCGGCTGCTTCCCAGATGCTTTTTTCAATCTGCGCTTTGCTTACCCCGCTGGCAATCTTGCGCTCGATCACCTTCGCCAGTCCGGGCTGAATGCCATCCAGCGATCTTTCCAGGCCGGGGGGTATCCGGTCAAATCCCTTCCCAGGTCGCCACAGGTAGTTCATCGCCTGTCTTACGCCATGATACATGGCCGTGTCGGTTGACCACCCTTCCAGTTTGGAGGACGCGTTGGAGAATAACCCGAATCTGCGTCGGCCAGAGCGTACCAGTTTATTAAAGTCCTCCAGTTTTCCGGGCTGTACCCCGGCTTCGTCAATTGCGCCTTTGACGTTCTTCTCCCGGCTGATAAACGTCTCTTCCATCCGGGGGGATTTAACCCCAAACTCTGACCAGAACGCATCCCGCCGCCCTTTGGTATCGAAGTCCAATACACCTTCATAGGCCAGCTTGACGATGTTATCCATCCCGTTTTCAAACAGGTAATTCGGGGATCCGTCCAGCATAAAGATGCCCTGGACGTTCTTCACGGTGTTGCTCATGCGGATTGTCCAGTGGTCGGGCTTCACCCCAAAATATTCCGCCGTCCATTTCTCGATGTGATCCATCATGCCGGTATAGTATCGCCCCATGAATTCGCTCTCAGTCAGCGGGGCTTTGTCTTTCAAATACGTTTTGGCAAAGTCCTGCAAGGTCTTTCCACTGAAGTCGCCTGCATCAAACGCCTGGACGATTGTACTTGCAGCTTCATCCCCCGATTGGCGGGCGGCTTCTACAAACTGTTTTGCCAGGATGTCCGATTCTTTTCCGCTTACATCGTCCAGCGATTTCAACACATCATCAATACTTCGCCCACTTACCTTCGCAACTTTCGCAAGGATGTCTCTGGACCATGCCCGCTTGCTCCACACTTCCACCAGTGCTTTTCCTTTGGGCGACCAGTCCCGCAATGCAACCGGCAGGGCTGCGGCTTCACTCCCGCCCAATGTGCGCATCCCGATTTCAGCAATCACGCGCGGGTCATTGTTGGCAATCCCGTCCACAAACTTCTGCATGGTCACGGGGTCATATCCCGCCCGGTCTAACACGCCGGTCAGGTTCGTTCCCATTCCGTCCACCACTTCAATCGCCCGCGCTTTCGGTTCCAACGTGGTCATGTAGCCCCAGGCTGCTTCCAGTTTGTTGTTATAAACCGGCTTCTCCAGGCTCTTCGCTTTCCCTTCGGGTGTCCAGGGGGATAACCACCGTTCGATGCTGTTCAGGTGGATGTCTTTGGGTTGGGTAAGTTTCGCTGCTTCTTTGTACGTTCGCATTCCGTGAATTAGCCCGGACGAGCTGTCCAATGCGTTCACAAAGTCAGCCGTAAAGCCGGTCGCTTTTGCCAGCTTCGCCCCCGTTTTTGAAAGCCCCACTCCCGCAAAGTTAAGCGGGTCTGCCAGCATGGTTCCGAATAACTCCCGCATTTCACCTTCAAAGCCATACCGTTTCTGGTAGTCGGTAAACACGCTTTCCATACTCTCGCCGCCAACCACCCGATCAAACGCCTCGGTAAGCGCCTGGTATCCCATCTCCGACTCTGCCAGTTCGCGCACTTCGGTGGTTCCCATCGTCCAGGCGGTTTCCGGTTGGCCTTTGTTTTTGGCTGCGACAATCGCCCACGGGTTTCCTTCCAGGTAGGGTGCGGCTTTCTCGATCCCGCCCATCACCCAATCAGGAATATCCATCCCAAGTTTTTCGAATTGTTCTGCCAGTATTTTCGCCTGCTCTGCGCCAAACCGGACCACAAACGCTTGCGGGGTGACGGTGGTCGCGGCTGCTTTCAGGATTTCCTCATTGGGTAATACCCGGTAGGCCAACTGCGATACATCCCACGCCGCCCCCAGGTTGTCCATCAATTCGGTGATCAGGGGTAGTCCTGTCTCTCCGGTGATTGCCTTCTCCGTTGATCCCAATGCGGATAGTCCAGCAAGTCCGGCCATTCCCCCTACTCGTTTGGTGAATTCTGCGCCAACGTTCAATAGCATCAACGCCTTTACCACAACATTGGTCTTATTTGGATCCCAATATGTTTCGGATGCCTGCGCCGCGCCGGGGTATTGCCCCGCGTAGGTGGGGGAGGCGGGGGCGTCTGTTGCTTTTCCCAATACTCCACCCAATACACCACCCAGAATTACTCCCGGTACACCACCCTGCAATCCCGCTATTGCTCCCTGAGCTGCGCCGGCAGTTGCGCCCGTGCTAAATATCCGGGTCATCCATTGCTGGAAAGTTGACAGGCTATCCCATTGCTCTTGTGGCATCCCAAATGTGCTGTAGTTGCCCTGCATTGGGGTGGTTTCCGCGCCGGGGACGGTGATCTGTTCCACCTGGTTGGGGGTCTGAATATCCATATCCTCCGGGGGAATAGATAATGCTTTCAGGAAGTCCCATACCGGGTCATCCACACCGGGGGTCTTGTCCCATGCCGTCCAGGATTTCCCGTCGTTCAATCGGCTCATGTAGTCATAAGCCAGGGTCAATCCTTCGGTGTCCAGCCATTCCGGGGCCATTTCATCCGGGGCCATGCTGGATACTGTCTCGTACCACTTCCCCAGGTTCTCCGGCTTTGCCCAATATTCGCGGTTCGCCCCGCCCTCGATCACGCTGCCTACATCTGCGCCGGGTTGGTAGTCCTGAATAAATTGTTCAATAGAAACGGATTGCCCGCTTCCCTCTGCCTCAATGGGTTGAAAGGTCATATCACCCGCCCTTTATGGGTTCCAGCGTACAATTGATCCAGCAACGCCGGATTGTGTGCCTGCGCTGCTATCTCCACCATGAAACTTCTGTAGCATGTAGTTGAGCGCCGCTATTCTATATTGCGCTCTGTCTTTGTTGAGTTTGCCGCTGGCAATCCCCTGTTCCATCTGCGAGATTTGCGCCTGTATTTTCTCTACCGATGGGATGTCCTCCGGCTTCATCGCCTGTCCAGAACCGTGCTTACCGCTTTTCCCGCCTTTTTGCCCATACGGTCCGGGCGTCCCAATCGGCTGTCCCCATTGGTTCATTGTGTTGCTGTAGGTTCCATCAGAATTCTTTTGCGCCGTTTCCAGCACCCCGCCGCTGCGCCAGCCACCATAGTTCCGATCCCAGTACCCGCCTGTACTTTGCGTTCCGGTTGTACCGCCGGTCGGACTGCCACCCATTGCCATTGGCGGGGGCGTGGTGTTCATATTCCACGGCGAATACCACCCGCTGCCAGGCACGGTGTAGCGCCAGTAACTACCATCGGCGGATACTTCAATCTGCAATCCAATCCCGGTTGGTTTGGTGGTCTGCCCGGATACACCCGTCCGACCGCCGCCATATTGGATGGGCTGGGGTGGTTTGGCGGGGGTAGATAAGCCTCCTCCACTCGGCCATTGGATTTGTCCCGGTACGGGGGTGGATAAATTATTACTGCCCCACTCAATCGGTTTGGGCCTTCTAGGATCATTTGCCATTCAATACCTCCTTGATCTTCCCCTGCGTCTCTGCATCTAATAACGCTCTGGCTTCCGGGGGCATGGTCGCATTCATCATTGCCAGTTTGATCAGTTCATCCGGCATGAAGAAGTCTTCCATCACCTTCCCGATCACCCCATTCACTTCCACTCTGGCGCTCAAATATGCGTTGCGTACAGTTGAAATGTCCATCTCACATCATTCCATTCTGTGGCGCTTCTCCCGGCAAAGGTTCCGGCCCCTGCATTCCACCCGCCATCATCTCCGGGGGAAGTCCACCAGTTGCGGGGGGCTGTTGTGGTGGTGGTTGTTGCTGCTGTGCTATCATCTGCTGTGATAAGAATTCTGCCAGCATCCCGGTAAATCGCTCCCGCAATACGCTTTCACTCATCTTCTCGTTGTTGCCGATGTTCAGCACTTCCGATCTAATCCATTCCTGCGATACCAGCCCGCTCTGGGTGAGCAGGTTCGCAACGTTCGCCAGCCCCAATTGATCCTGTGGAAGTTTGATGTCCAACTCAACGTCAATATCAAAATCATCACCAATGGCTGCCGGGTCAAATTCAATCGCTTTTCCATACTTCCCGGATTTCGCTTTGGTCTTCCCCTCTTCTTTCATCCACATGAAGGCCACCCACATTGCCCTGGCAATCATCCAGCCCAATCGCTGCTGCGGGGATACCAGTGGTAATCGTCCAGACTGTGAAAGCAAGGCCACCAAACTGTAAGGCGAACTCCCCCCCAACGGCTGCCCCAATGCTTGCTTATACATGGTGCTGTCAGCCATCTTCTCATCAATCATCTGCTTGCCCTGGATGATGGACGGGTCAATGGCATTCTTGATCAGCGAATCAAACTCCTCACCCTGACCAAGATTAATCACCCCACCCGGTTGCGACCAGTCCACATCGTATTGCCGGCCGCTGGGTGAGCGGAATTTATACATGGGGTTGCCGCCAATGCCAAAGATGATGGTGAAGAAGACGGTCATCAATAAGTTGTCCCGCTTCCAAAGACCACTCTTCGCCACCTTATACAGAAACGGGCGCAGTTGTTTGGATGTGTCAGAGAAGAGCGCCGATGATCCTTCGGTCAGGCAATGCACAATCGGGAGGAACGCCAGGTCATGTGGCTTGCATAGTATCGGGGATGCACACCCGCCAACCCATGCCGCCTGGTATTCTGTGTCCCACCACTCATAATAGTCCACCTTATCCCGGTTGTTCTTATGCCCGAGAACGCTGTCAACTTGCTCCCCCCAGTCATAGCGTAAATCCCGCACGCTCATGCTCGTCTTGCGCAAATGCCCGGTCAGTCCCAGCCTGCCATACCTGGCGTAGCAATCACGCGGCGACCACACCGGGAACATATACGGGGTCTGCATCATGGCTTGCTGCGCCATTCGTGCATTCACCTTGTCTTTGGTAAACTCCGCCATCTTTCGCATAGACGTGACGCCCATGTGTGTTTCGCCATACAGCAGGGCGGATAGGATCGCATCGTAATGGGCCGGGATGCCGCTGATCCGTCCGCTTCCCCGCCACATCGCATCGGCAAAGTCCTCGATGTTATCCCGGTCGGGGATCTCCTGCGATACTTTGAACTTGGGATCGGTCGCAGTCATCAGTCTCACCGCTCCATCAAGCTGGTTGGCGGGGTCGGGGGAGATGGTCACTTTCGTATTGTCGCCCAGCCTGCCCAGTTTCCCTTTGTCCGCCGGTTCGAGGAAGTACATCTCCTCCATCTCGTTGAATAGTTCTGTTCGCCCAACGTGTTGCGATTCCAGGTCAAGGGCTTCGTCTTGGATTTCTCTCCACTTGGCTACGTTGCTGTTATTCTTCATAAGGATTTCCATACCTCCCAAACTGTTTGCGGGTCCAGGTCACTATCTTCCCATCCATTGCCGCCGATGGTGTACCAGTTCCATCCGTTTACATATCCAGCAGCGTTGTCCCGCAGATAATACAGGTAGTCTATCTTTCGCTGGATGTGAGCCGGGCTGCCATCACCTAATACGCTTGTCTCTGTGAGTGTCAGTGGTAAATTTGTCAGTTGCCGTATTGCCCGGGCATTCTCAATAAACTTTCCGAATTCGCTTTCATGCCGGATATAGGTGTGATAGCTGATACCATCAGGCCGCATCCCCGCCGCCAACGCACCCTTTAAGAATGTCATACTATTCGGGTGCATCATCAGCGCGCCGGCTAAAAGTCTGGCCCCGGTCACATGCTCATAAACATACTTGACGCATTCACCATACCGCTTGCCACCACCATACCAGTCATCTTCAACCCATGCTCCAAAACATTCGGGTGCAAACGCATCCGATACCAACACATTCGGTTCGTTGAATAGTTCAATGGTTTCCGGATTGAACCTGTAAACAATTTCCTGAACAAACTTTGCCAATTCCGGGTAAGCATCTTTCCGGGGTGGAGAGCCGACAAACCCCGGCCACAACCTGTATTCTTCAGGCACCACTTTTATGGTGATGATCTGTGGATGCCCCGCCAATGTAGCCGCGTTCTCTTCGTACAATGCCCGCGAAGTCGACCAATCCCGCCACTTCAACGACCACTGATATACTCTATTCTCCGCCAGCCGAGACTCAAAGGTCTTTACCCGCCCTTCGATCTGTGCGCCAAATGGGGCGTGGTAAAGGACTATTGGAAAATACTGGGTGAATGGTGCTGCTACCATGATTGGCGTTGCCTTCAAAAATTCACGGCGGTTCATTCTTATCCGAATATCTTCTGCATAAACGTTTTGGTCTGGACGTTGCTTTCACTTCCCACAAATTCACCATCAATCTTGGGTGTGTCCGAGACTGTACCCGGCTTTGCTGCCCGTGGGTTGAGACAGGCAAACGCATTCCACACGCTTGCGACTGCGCCCTTAAGATCAGCGTCGCTTGCTTCTCCGTCTTTCACAATCGTGGCAACCGCATGTGAAAAACGGGGGGAGAGTTCCGTGCTTCGTCTCAATACGTCCTGCGCCAGTGTCACCCGTCTTTGGTCTACGTCATAATCCCCGCTGCTTTCTTCTTTGCTGACGGTGATGGCGTATTCGATCATGGCCTGCATCACCCGCTCATAGAAATCTTGTGTTCGTGCTAAAGTTATCTGCTGTCTGTAATCCATCTGATCCTCCTAGATTAGCGCGACCGCGCTAGATACTGCCGCCGCTTGTGCGGCTGTGATTGTGGTCTTGTAAATTGCGATTGCCTGAATAATTCCGCCAAAATATCCACTTGGCGATCCTGACAAATTCCTGGCAAGGAAGTAAACCTTATACGTATTTGTGCCAGACCATCCAGAAATATTTCCATCGTCTATGCCATTGCGGTATACATCAGTTGGCGTTATCGCCAGTACCCCAGACGCAAGCCCGGAAGCAACGTTTGCCGAACCGCCCATCCTATAGATAACAACGTTGCTGGTATAGTATGGCGATATTGCAAATTCTCGACTAGAAAGAGCCTCGCCAAACAGCCATTGAGTTGAACTGGATGCGGACGAAAACCTTATTACAGCCGACCAAGTTGATTGAGGCACTAGGCCAGAATCAAGAAATGCCGAAGACGCGTTCCCAATCCAACCATCAGCCCCGAACCCTGGCGCAACGCCATTTCCAACAACCGCAGGATCAAGGTTTGCATAACCTTCATCCCCCGCTAATCTCAGGTAGGATGCAGCCAGACTTGCCGCGCCTTTGGGTTGCCATACTCCGGCAACGTCTGCCGCCGCGATGCCGCCTGATAAATACCAGGCCTCCCCACTAAGGGCATCATGGCCCCGAAACGGATAGCCCATTACGCCTCCGAATAATACAACACCTGAACAGCAACGTTCCCAGATGCGCTTGACCGTACCATCAGTTTTTTATTCGCTGTGTTCAGTTTCATTTTGCCATGCGGGGTGACTTGGATTGATCCATTTGCGGGTAGGTACAGCGTCAGGAAGATTGTCCCCGCCGTTTCTTCCGAGAAGTCCAATCTCATGGCGGTATCAACTGCCGCAACAATGTCAGTGATCACAAGTTTCTGCCCAGTCGTTGGGGCGCTGGTCACTGCCGCCACTGCCGCGCTTTGATCGGCGCTGGTAAATCTCGCCTGGCTGGCCAACCCCATCACCGTTGTCCATGCGGGGCCGTTGTCTCTGATATTTCCATTCAAGATGTCTTCAACTACAACTCTTCCGAAACTCATAGCATTCCTCCTGCCATTACCAATGGCGAAACCTGTCTTTGCTTCTCCGCCTGCTGCCCGGCATTCAAATTGAGATTAGTCAACCCATATCGCAGCATGTCATAGGGGTCATCCCCGTCCACTTTCTTCACATCTTCCGGGTTCTTCGGGTCTTTGATCAATGTGACCATGCACCCAAACACAGAATAATACGGCTCGAATACCTGGATCCCCGGCTTCCCGTCTGGCTTGTCGAGCATCAACCCATGTAATCGCCGCTTGCCACCCAGCCTGTCATTATTGGCCCGGGTCAACACCACACCACCTTTCTCATACACATCCGCGGTGGTGAAAACAATGTCATCTTTATTCTTCCGCTCCCACATATCGGGGGAGGCAAACGTAAACAGGATATTTTCCTCTGGCGCGGTGCTGTCTTTGACCATTGCAATCTGCCGCTCATCTGTCAGCCCGGATAAACTGATTGCCCGGTAGACATACAGCCGGTCCTTGTCCGGGTCTTTGGCAAACCACCCGCACGCCCAGGGGTGTTCATAGCCATAATCAATCGCTCTCCACTTCGGCCACCACAGCGGTATCTCCCTCGGTGGACAGGCGATCCGGTTATGCTGCCAGGTGGGGAAGGCTTGCCCTGCAAACACAGACCAGTCACCATAACGCAATGCCCGCGCTACATCCGGGTCTCTGGCTTCTAACCGGTCGGCATATTCGGGGTCACGCTCCAGCCCAATCGGGTTATCTTCCAACAGGGCGGGGATGAAGTAGCTTTGCTCATACTTTCCATTGGGGGTCAGTACCCGTTTCACTTGCCGATGTCCACCCGATGTTTTCAATACGTCAAACAGTTGCGAATACCACTCATGCCCCACATTGCCGGGGTTGGTCATCATTCCCACAAACGGGGTCAAGTCGGGGTGGTCTATCGTCGGTCGGTTGCGTGTGATCAGGTAGTCAACAATCGGCCAGGTGAAGTGGGTCGCTTCGTCAATCAGCAGAATGTCCCATGCCTGTGACTGGTAGTTGTATCGATCATCCTCGGTGGCGCAGTGGTGGAAGTACAGCCGGCTTCCAGTGGGAAATGTATGTCGGTGCTGCCCGGCGTTGTACTCGGTGATCCCCGCGAGTAGTTCCCGGCTTCTTTCTATTGGCCCGTCAGGTCCTTCCAATTCAGTAAAGTTTCGCCGGAACAACCCGATCCTCACGCCGGGAAATGCAAACGCGGCCACCATCGCCAGCCCTATAGCTGCGTCGGTCTTGCCGCCGAATGCCGCCCCGCCATATCCGATCAGCCTGGAGACTGGCTTTTCAATCTTCGATCCGTCCAGTATCCCCATCAGACCCGCCGCTTTCAAGAGTTCGGCCTGCCTCGGTTGGGGATACCATTTGATCTTGATGTCCACTGGGTATAAACCTCACTGTGATCTCGCCGCTCTGGTTCTCATCCACCTGCACTTTGTCAACGAACAATCCCAAATTCCGCCCAATCAATTCGAGCGCCTTCTGCCCATCGTGTAGTTCAATCACCGGGCCACTTCTCCCAGACCGAATGCTCTTGATGAGATGCCCCCTCGCCCGGATAGTTTCCCAGTTCAAGGTAAATCCATCGGGGGAGTTGGGATCCTCCATGATGAAATCAGCAATGCTCATCCGGGCCTGTTCCGCCAGCCGGTATAACGCTTCATCAGCCTGCATTGCCAGCTCTGACATTCGTTTGGCGATATACTCCTGCACCTTTGGCAATGCGAGTAGCCGGGTTGCTTCCTGGGTTGTGCCATAATAGCCAGCCTCTTTTGCCGCAGTCGTCTTCTGGAACGTCCGCAGATAGGCTTCAACGAATACCAGTTGTTTAGCGTTTAGTTTGGTCTCAACTGTTCTCATCGTACACCTATCAGGATAATCGCCAGGATGAGCATCAATAGACCATAGGTCATCATCACGCCCAGCGCCAGCATCCAGCCAATGATCTCAACTATTGTTTCAACCCAAAAACTACAGCCACAATTGCGCCGAGTGAATTGATCGCGCTCCATCCTGTACTCACATTCCGCAGTCGGTCGATCTCATCTGTGTTGTCTGTGATCCGCTCTTCGTGAGCAGCACATTGCTTGATCAATCCATCCTGCCCGTGCCTGATCTCCGCCACATCATCAATCAACCGATCCAACTTGGCGCCCAGAACTGCGAGAGTTATTCTCCCGTTCCCGTTGTCATCTTCTGCCATCGGGGTTACTCTTCCGGGGTGGGGCGTGTTTTCCACTGGTTGAATTCTTCCATCACTGCCGCCTCCACTGCTGCGGAGATCAGTCCGAAGTCCACTGGAATGTTTTTAGATCGGAGATAGTCCTGGACAACTGCGACGGCATATACCTTCTTATCGTTGACAAATCCAGCTGCCCCCGCCTGCTCTGCCGCCTTAACCGCAATTCCCGCAATCCAGGTGAGTTCTCCCAATAGATCGGGCTTCTCTTTCTCGATCCGGGCTAGCACCTGATCCCCCTTCACCTTGATCCAGCGCATGAGAAACACGGCCAAAACGGGTAACAATGCGACCGCCAATTCCTGAGCCAGCTTGCTTACAAATTCAATCGTCTCCATCTGCTTTTCTCCTGTATCCCTTACATCTTGTTCCGTTTATCATTCGATCTCCCACTTCCACAATCACGCCAGCCTCCAATGCTCTTGTGACTGCGCCCTTCGCTGTGTCTTTCGTCAACCCGAATTTCCGGGCGTACATACTCACAGTAAATTCCCCTGGCCCCAACTCCGGCGCTCCAAACGCTGCGTATACTTCAGCCATCAAATCTTCAGCGTCCAAAATTTTTTCATCTCCGCCGGGTAGATAGTCGCTTTCATCTTTCCACCTTGCCAGACCACCCCGCCAATGTCCGCCAGGCTATACTCGCTCCCAGACCGGTATACATTCTCAGTTGCCATCGTCCAGCATGGGGTGAATACCGCTCTCAATCCGTGCATCTCCGCCTCTCGATATCTGTGGTTGTGGCTGCGGATCACCCAGTGCGGGGCGGGTTGCTGCACCATCACCCGGTAATACCAGAGCGCCCTCTCCGCCAAATCAACCGGGCTTTTATGGCTGGCTACATCCCGGCCACTCATCCCGGCGTGGTGAGCCACATCAAAACGCTGCCCGCCGATCACCGCTCGGAATTGCCACCAGCTGGCCGTCTGTTTACTCTGCCGAACGGTATGATCCAGGTCGTTGGCAATCGCTTCCTCAATCCAGGAGCTTTTCCCCACATGCGCCGGCGTCCCCCGGATGACGACCACTCCACCCACCTGGGAGGTGAGCGGGTCCAACACGTCCCCCACCATGCGCATGATCGTTGCTTTGTTCGCGCTGATGAGCTGGACGCTTCTCCGTTTGGTGTCCAACTCCGCCATATCTCCGCCGATGATGAGCAGCTTCTCCCCCTCAATGGCTGTCACCCGGTTCACGAAATCCTGCCAGCATTCCCACAGCCACCGCTGCCCCCGACTTGGGTGGTATGTCCCGCCGTCGTCGAGATCAACCGCCAGCGGACATAATGCCACCGTGCTGTTAATGTGCAGATCACTGATGTGTACCACCGTCCCCGCATTTATCATATTAATCGGATTATAAGTCATAAACTTGTAAATTACAAGTATGATTTATTGTAGAACGTTTTAGAACGGTAGATTAGAGTTTACCGTTTGCGGTAGTTTGCCTATTGACATTCATTACCGTGTGCGGTATTATATAAACAGTTCAGACAACAAAGAAACGGAGATAACGAACATGACCGACACAGCATTTATTAAACTTGGCGATACCCTGAAAGAACTCAACCACCAGGCATACCTGGCAGACAAACCTGGCTCAAACATGACCAGCGCACAGCGCACCCGGCTTAGCCAGCGAATACTGAATGTCCGATTGAACATCATGCGAATGGCTGCGGAAGATATGGTTAAGCGGTTTGGCAAGGCTGATGAATGGGCGCTCAAAGAGATCACCGATCTCGAAAAAGAAATCAAGTCGAATTTATAACCCCCCCCCACCCGCCGGGCTGCGCATGGCATAAACGCAGAGAGAGAGATAACGATGAACGACCAAACCAAGTACAGCGTATGGAGTGACCTCAGCGGAAGATGGATAATCAATAACGCATCATGGCAAGATGCAATCAACCTGGCGCATTCGAACGTACAGCCATTTCACACTAACCGAGTATGCACGAGAACGTATAACCCGAAGTCTACCGGCTACGATTGCACAGAATACTACCGAACCCTACCGAAATACAGAGGATAATAACCCAATGAACAAACCCAAGCAGCAAACCATGTTCCAAACAGAGGATCTCCCCCTGTTCAGTGGCACGGCTCCGACCGTGAAGGACGAGAAGTTTACCCCCACCCCCGTTGTAAAACAGTTGACCCTGGAAGAGAGCAAATCCAATGACCCTACTAACCATTGCCCAAGCCTGTGACCACGCAAAACATACCATCACCCCCCGGGGCCTGCGCTTCGCCTGTGCTGCGGGCCATGTCCCCGGCGCTCAGAAGGTTGGCCGGGATTGGATCCTCCCCTCCGATGGACTGGATCACTACCTCCAGAACAGGCCCAAACCCGGTCGCCACTAACCCCCAGCCCCCCGAAGACGGGGGCTTTTTTAATGCAGGGTATGCAGGGTATGCAAGGTTATTTAATTTAATATATATATTTTTTAAAATTTTAAAAAAAACTATTTTTAATTAATAAACCCTGCATACCTTGCATACTATGCATAGTCTAACTATTGTACAGATAGTGTATAAAAATTCATGTCGTTTTCCGACATTTTTCAACCCGTTTCACATTAATAGAATAACCTTGCATACCTTGCATTAAATAAAAACTCCCCTTTCGGGGAGTCAAATACTCTTTATTCTCAAGCCATCCCACACCATACCCGCCGGTATCTTACGTCGGGTAAACCCCAACCTCCGCCAGTCCATAGCAATCGACACGGAAGATTGCGCCTTCGTCCCGTTGTCATCGCACCATGTCCGGTATTGCCGGTATAACTCGCTGCTCGAAATGCTGAACTCCCGCCCCCGGATGCAGCACTCATCCACGAACACAGCCGGGATGTCGTTCGTCATCTGGAATAGACTGGTGGCATCGACTACCGATTGCGGGATGTCAAACCCGCCATTCGCCTGGAGCCGGATCAACCCAGCCAATGCCCAGTTGAGTATCCCGCTCCCCTCTGTGCGGATAGTCAACTTGACATGCGGATTTCGCACCCCGCCTGGCAGTTCGGAAAACTCCACCACCTTCACCCGCCGGAATAGCCCATTGCTACCATCTCCCACCCGGGGCAGTTCATTCATGGCCCAGCAGATTTTAGCATTAGATTGGATGGTGATTGGATCCCTAAACTTGCGGTCAACTGTCACCGATTCCCCACTGATCAAAGCGTTGACAATATCCGTGGCCTGCATGTAAGTACTCGGTTGCTCCGTGCTTACCAGCAAAGTTTTATCCGGCAAGTCGGTCATACTAAAGCGGGATTTCTCCAGGTCTTTCAGCCCCAGCAGCCCCGCCCGTGTCCCTAACATGGCCTGCAACCCCTCGATATAGGTGCTTTTGCCGCTCCCCGCCGGACCATACAGCCACACAGCCAGCTCATACTGGGTATCAATCGTCAACGCGTACCCGGCAAAGTCCTGTAGGAATTGCTCTTTGCCATTCAAAATCGTCTTGCAGTAATAATCCCAGGTGGGCGCAGTGGCATCCGGGTCATAGTCATAAGCCACCCCCGCTGTCAGGTAGTGGCTCTTATCGTGGGCGATCAATGTCATGGTCGGGATGTGCAATGTCCCGTTCTTGCATACGATCAAATCCTTATTGCTATTCCAGTTTTCGATTTCCACATTGGTTTTGATCCGGGCAATCTCCATGATGCTACGCAATTTCCAGGAGGTTGGCTTATACCCGTCCCGCTTTGCCTCCTCCATGATGTGCAGCAGCTCCAGTTCCACCCGGTCACGCGGGATAATCGGCCAACATCCCCCCGCATACCGCCGGAATTCGCCCAACCCATAGGCGGTGTCTGGGTAGTTCTTCAGCCACAACGCCGCCAGTTCATCATCGGTTGGCACACTCCCCGCCGCATACCGCCCCACGCTATTGGCGATCTTGCTCACCTCGCTGTCATCCAGAGGCGGGGCGCAGTATACCCGGTTATGCTCCCGCAATGCCGCCTCGATTGCGCTGGCGTCCAACCCCGCCCGGCGCATCCTCCCCGCCATCGTAGTCAGCGCGGTATTCCGTCCCCCCGCAGTGGAGTATTTCTTGGTGGTTGGCGCATCGGTCTTCTTTGCCACATCCTTCCCCCCGATCAACGTGGATAACCACTCCGGCGCAGGCTGGGCAGTGTTCCCATCCGGTTCGCTGCTCGCCTCCCATTCGTACAGTCGCCCGCTCATGTGATTGCTGGGTGGGAGGACAACAAACCCGCCATCCCCCCGGATGTCAATCCCCTGGCCGGGGTGGTTGGCGCGGGATTTCACCGCCTGGGCATAGGCGAAAAACAAATGTCGCCCCCCGCCTCCGGTCTGGCTCTCGATGGTGGCCTGCAATCGCCCGTGTTTCTGCTCCAGCAAGTCCAGGCTTTCATCCCCGCCATGCCGGGGGTCGATGTCCAGCACCCACACCCCCGATACAGCACCCGTAGCCATCCCGATATTCGCGTCCGGCCATTGTCGCCACCACTTGTCAACCTGGGTGGTGTCTGTGGTCGCGTCGCTGATCCCGTGCATTGTGCGCGGGTGTTTACCTGGGCTGTCACAACTTTTCCCACACGTACAATGTCCGTTGGCAATGTTGTGTACCGGGAATATCGCCCATCCTTTTTGCGCGTACGTCAGTGCAGCAGTGTAGTTTGTCAAAGAATTTCCCTGTTCGATAGTCTACAATTCCTGTCCATTTTCAGTATGTGCATTTTTTGCACCTACTGAAATCTCCATCATCATCCGCCTACCGATCCATTCCGTGTATGCAGGCGGAATTGCCTCTCGCACTTCATCGCGGGTCATAAACCAATCAATACCCATGCCCTCCGACATTTTTACAAGCTGGTCAGTTCCATAATGCCACGGGTCATACATACCCTTGTGGTGGTTGCATGACGGAAGAAGCGCAAACGAGTTGAAACTAGTCTCAAATATCCTATGGCGTATCATTCCCAGCCCAAACATCGAACCGCACAACATAACGCTTATGTTCAATGGCGCGCCCTCTACGTTCTCGATAACATACGGTTTACCGCTTGCAACAAGCAGCTGCCTTGTCGGGTCAATCAAGTCGGGCCATTTGTGCTTATTCTTTAGAATGTGTTGCATCGAAGAATAATGCTGACATGGCGGGCTGGCGTGGATAAAATCATATTCCGAGCCATGCTCCGCCAGGTATTCGAGCGCGTCCGCCTGGATAAACTTGAATGGATAATGCGGCTGAGGCTTGATGTCAATGCCGGTTATGTCATCAAATCCAGCGCGGTGGTAGCCCATTGCCGCACCGCCAGCACCACAGAATAAGTCAAGGACACGCCAAACTTCGTTCATAATTCCTCCGCCTCTACCACGTTCCCAATCGGCAAAGCCAGCGCCCTGCGCACCTCCAAAAAGCGGATGGTATCCCGGCGGTACTTCGTGATTAATACGCTGACCGCAAACAGGAACAGGATCACAGTCAACGCGGCCCCAAACCCTATCGCCAACCATAGCCCGGCCTGCCTCAATTGCATGTCCGCCGTCTTTTCTCG